CGGGGCTGTGTCTCGCGCATCTGTGCGGTCCGGAAGCCGTCAGAAACGGGCAACTCTATTCCGTAGCCTTCGACCGGGAACAGGCCGCCGTGCTGTTCAAGCTGATGGCGGCAATGGTCTACATGGACGACGAGCTGTCCGATCGCCTGAATGTCGTCGAGTCGCGCAAGAAGCTGGTTGACCCAGTGAGTGGTTCTGAGTTCACAGCCCTGTCCAGCGAAACGAAAGGCAAGCACGGCAAGTCGTCCTCCTTCATCGTGTTCGACGAGTTGGCGCAGTTCGGCGCGGACCGTGAGCTGTACGATGTGATGATGACTTCACGGGGCGCGCACGCCGATCCGCTGGTGTGGTGCATTTCCACACAGGCCGCCAGCGACAACGCCGTCCTTTCCGAGCTCATTGACTACGGCCAGAAGGTGATCCGGGAAGAGATTGAAGATCCGAAATTCAAGACGTTCCTTTTTTCGGTGCCGATGGATGCGGATCCGTGGGATGAGGCCAACTGGTATCTGGCGAACCCGGCCCTTGGCGATTTCCGGTCTTTGGAAGAAATGCGCGAGACGGCGGAGAAGGCTAAGCGGATGCCCGCAGCCGAAGCAGCGTTCCGGAACCTGTACCTGAACCAGCGCGTGGACGGCGCGGCGCATTTCATCACCACGGAAGTCTGGCGGCGGAACGGTGGGGAACCGGATTTGGCGCTGTTTGAGGATTTGCCCGTGTTTGGCGGCCTTGACCTGTCCGGGAAGAACGACCTCACCGCGCTGATCCTGACGGTTCAGGATGAACAGGAGTTTTGGCACGTTATGCCGCTGTTCTGGACGCCCGCCGAGGGCATCCGGGACCGTTCGGATCGCGATCACGTCCGGTATGACCTCTGGGCGCAGCAAGGCTTTTTGAACACCACGCCGGGCAGAACCATCGACTATCGGTTTGTGGCCCTCAAGATTGCGGAACTGCACGGGAAAATGTCCATAGCCGGGCTGAAGTTCGACCGCTGGCGCATCGACGACATGGTTCGCGCTCTCCGTGAGGAAGGCGTGGACGCATGGGTGGAAGGCAGGGATGATCCCGTTCAAGGAGGGTTGCGGATGATCCCTCATGGGCAGGGCTTCCGGGACATGAACCCGGCGGTGGAAACGCTGGAGGATGTACTTGCCGAAGGAACCATGCGTCACGGGATGCACCCCGTCCTGACCATGTGCGCCTCGAACGTGCGGGTGCAGCAGGACCCGAGCGGGAACCGCAAGTTCGACAAGATCAAGAGTACGGGCCGGATTGACGGGATTGTCGCGCTGGCGATGGCCATGAACTGGACTGAATATGAGGTCCCGGAAAAAGAGGGCGGCCTATTCGATTGGGCCGGATTTCTGGCCTCTGAAGGGGAAGGCCTATGAGTTGGTGGAATCCTGCGACATGGGGGCAGACGCCCAAGGCATCGTATGGCGGAACGCTGGAAGATGAGGCCCGCATCATGGAAACTCTGCTTGGAGGATCTGCTGGTTATCCCACGGCAAGCGGTGTGGTGGTGAACGAACATACGGCCATGAAGGTGAGTGCCGTGTACCGTTGCGTGGCCCTTTTGTCTGGAACGATCGCCAGCCTGCCGTGTGAGGTCTATCGCCTTGCCCGTGGCGGAAAAGCGGAGCCGGCCGTAGACCATCCGGCCTATTACCTGCTGCATAACGAGGCTTGCGCCCTCATGACGGCGCACCAGTTCTGGCGGACCTTTCTCTGGTCTGCCTTCATGCACGGCAATGGGTATGCACTGGTAGGCAGAACCGCGCTCGGCACTCCAAAGAGCCTTTCGTGGATAGCCCCGTACCGTTGCATGCCCGAGCTGAACGACGACAAGACGCGGCTCCGTTACCGCATGATGCTCTCCAATGGCGAAAGTGCTGTTTTCGACCAAGACGATGTGCTTCACTGGACGTTCCTAGGCTGGGACGGCGTGAAAGGCATGTCGCCAATGGACTGTGCGCGGGGGGCCATTGCCCTTGCGGTGGCGGGACAGGACTTCAACGAGAGGTTTTTCAGCCAGGGCAATGCCGCCGATTACGCGTTTGAGTTTCCCCAGAAATTCGACTCTGAGCAGGCCAAGCTGTTCTACGATACATGGGAACGGAACCACACCGGACGGTCTAGGTCACGTATGCCCATTGTTGCCGACAACGGCGCGAAGGTAACCCGTCTCGACTTCAAGGCCGACGAATCACAGCTGATGGAAAGCCGCTCGTTTCAGGTTGAGGATATCTGCCGGTTCTATGGTGTTCCGCCGCACATGGTCGGGCATACCAGCAAGAGCACCTCATGGGGAACAGGCATCGAAGAACAGACGCTCGGCTTCGTCAAATTCACTTTGCGCGACATCCTTAAGGGGCTTGAACAGGAAATTGACCGAAAATTACTGCGATCTGCCAAGTTTTACAGCAAATTCAATCTTGATGCGCTGCTTCGGGCCGACTCCAAGGGCCGTGCCGATTTCTACAAGGCGGCTCTGGGAGGCACGCAGAACCCCGGCTTCATGACGGTCAACGAGGTGCGTGCGCTTGAAAACCTCGCACCGCTCGACGGCGGTGACGAGCTGCACGCGCCGGAATCCGCAGGGCAGTCGGACACAACGAACCAGCCTGATACGACCACAAATGGAGGTGGCAGCAATGCAGCCTAATACGATGAACGCCCGCCAGTTGCTTGAAGACGCTAGGAGCAAGGCAAAAGCCAGAATTGATGCCGGGGGGCCCCGCCTGCTTTCTCCTGCCACGGTGGTCAATGCCGAAGAGGATGAGGCTACGGTGTACCTGTATGACGCCATTGACCCTTGGTTCGGTATTGACGCTGGGGAGTTCGTGAAATCGCTCAGTGATATCTCCGCCAAGACGATCCATCTGCGCGTCAATTCCCCCGGCGGTTCCGTGTTCGACGCCGAGGCCATTCAGACGGCCCTGCAACAGCACAAGGCCCGAGTGGTGGCGCATATTGACGGCGTGGCGGCCTCCGCAGCCACTTACATAGCCCTTGCGGCTGACGAGGTGGAAATGTCCGACGGTGCTCTGTTCATGATTCACAACGCATGGACAGCCGCTTTCGGAAACGCCGCCGAGCTGGTTGATACGGCTACGCTGCTGGAGAAAATCGATGCCAATATCCTGCGCGACTATCAGGCCAAGACGGGTAAGAGCACCGAGCAACTGAAGGCGTGGATGGATGCGGAAACGTGGTTCACGGCTCAGGAAGCACTTGCCAACGGCTTTGTTGACCGCATCCACGGCAACACGGATGGCGATGATGCCAGCGACAAGTGCAAAAAAGAATCGAAAAATTCCGCCGAAAACAGTGAGGACGCATCTGCGCATCGTGCGCGTGAACGCGCCCTTGCTCTCGCTGAGGCGGGTTTCTAGCGGGAATTCCCGCAATTAACAGGCACAGGAGAAACGATATGCCTATTTCCATTCAAGCCCTGCGGGAACAGAAGGCCGAAAAACTCAAGGCCGCCCGCGAATTGCAGTCTAAGGAAACCTTTACCGTCGATGATCAGACCGCGTTTGACGCGTTGCTGGCCGAGGCCAACGCCCTTGAATCCCGTATTCAGGGACAGATGAAGCTGGAGGGCCTTACCGATCCGCAGCAGGCCGAAAGCGTTGCTGGTTTCACCAACGCAGGCGGTCACGTTGAAGTTGCCGCCAAGCCCGTCTACCGCAACCTTGGCGAGCAGCTTATCGATGTGCAGGCCATGACGCTGGACACCGCCGATGCCCCGAAAGCCCGCGAACGCTTCATGCAGGTGGTCAATGCTGCTTCCGGTGCGTCCACGGGTGTGGACAGCGAAGGCGGATATCTCGTGGAAACGGACAAGTCCAGCGGGATCATGACCTCCGCCATGGAAAACGGTCTTCTGGCCCGCCGCGTAACGGTACAGCCCATTTCCGCCAATTCGGACGGTTTTGAATACCTCGTCTCCGATGATCGCAACCGTACCACCCGCAACGGCCTGTCCGTCTACTGGAAGGGAGAAACCACGGCTATGGCCTCTTCGGGAAAGGTAGCACTCAAGACTCGCGAAATGCGGGTGAAGGATCTGTACGGCCTGCTGTACGTCACCAACCGCATGCTCCGTGATGCCCCGGCCCTTGCCGCGTTTGCCCAGCGTGCTCTGCGCGAGGAGTTCGCCTTCAAGCTCGATCAGGCGATTTTTGAGGGCTCCGGACAGGGTCAGCCTCTCGGGATCATGAATTCCGCACTGCCCATTACCGTAGCCAAGGAAAGCAGCCAGACGGCAACCACCTTCAACGCGGCCAATGCCGTGAAGATGCTGGCCCGGTTCAAGGGGAACATGGCCAACGCTGCGTGGTTCATGAATCAGGACGTTCTTCCGCAGCTCCCCATGATGACCGTGGGCAACCAGCCTGTGTTTATTCCCGGTGGCAGCTTCGCCAATGCCCCGTTTGGCACGCTGTTCGGTCGGCCCATTGTGCCGCTGGAGTTCTGCGAAAGTCTTGGAGCCAAGGGTGACATTATCCTTGGCGACTTCTCGGAATACATGATTGTGCAGAAAGGCGGCATGGAAGTTGCCGAATCCATGCACGTCAAGTTCCTTACTGACGAAATGGCCTACCGCTTCATTACCCGCGTTGACGGACAGCCCATGCACAATGAACCCATTACGCCGCTCAAGGGTGCGAACACTCTTTCGCCCTTCGTCATGCTTGCGGCCCGCGCCTAGGAGGAACCCCGTATGAATATCGTTGAAAACGCCCATATCGTCTCTGCTTTCAAGCCTCAGGCCGGGGGAAGTGCTGTTGCTGGGGATTACATCTGCCTCAAGGGGGCTACCCACGTCACGGTGCTGGCGCACGTCAACCAAGGGAATGCAGCGACTGTCGCCTTGACCATTGAACAGGCCAAGGCCGTTGCTGGAACAGGATCGAAAGCCATCACGGAAGCAGTCCCCGTGTATCTGGTTGCCGACGCTTCTGTTTCCGATGTGTGGGTGCGCCAGGAGGACGCTGTATCCTTCACCACTGACGAAACCCTCAAGGAAAAGCTGGTAGTTTTCGAGGTTGATGTGGACACGCTGGACACCAACGGCGGCTTTG